TGTAAGAAAATAAGAAATACAAAATTCATTAAACGCAAAAAACCCACTGAATTCAGTGGGTTTTGTTGTGAAGGCAGAAGGATTCGAACCTTCGACCGCCTGCTTAGAAGGCACAAACCAAAACGCCATTACCACAATAGAATCAATACTTAACGATTTGTAAGATGTTTTTTTATGTTAATTATTTGTGATTTTACATAAAAAAGCAGTTCATTTCTGAACTGCTCAATCATCGGTAACCACTCCGAAACCAAAACTAAATATAAACAAACTATCTCTTCACATCAAAAATCGAAATAGTATAACCCACCCAAATTGTTTGATTCGTATCAAACGAACCGCTTATGATATTCCCTTTACGATTCTGAAACATTAGATTTGCTTTTACTTTAAAGTTATCAAGCTTTGTGTTGTTTCCAACTTCCAAACCACCCAAAAGCCTAAACACCGTTTCTTTCGCTTTTACCGGAACTTCAATTTTCTTTTCCTTTATAGTATAATTTGGTGTGATCTCTTTTACTTCGCCCTGGACAACTCCATTTATATTCAGCAATAAATTATCATCTTCAAATTTGGTAGAGAATTTATTCAACTGAATAGCTTTATTGAATGATAATTGCTTAATGCTGTCATTAGCTTTTGCGTAGTCAGATTTCAATTTTTCATTTTCAGCAATCAATTTTTCATCAATTGGATTTTCGATAAAGGTAATTTTACCTTTTTCTAATTCCCTCGAATTCGAGGGGTTTACAATTGGCTCATGAACTGGCTTTTTAGCTTCGAAATTTCCTTTAACTTCCGGAACTATTACTTTTGCAGTTGCCGAGGATTTCTCGGCAACTGAGCAACCTTTGAACCATAAAACAGCAAAAAGTAATATCCATCCCAGATATTTTAAAAACTCTTTCCATAACGGATTATGTAAATTTATTGACATAGCTTTCTAATTTTCGATTAATAAATAAGGAATAATTGTTTGTTTATTTCTTTTTAATTCACTTTTCACCGATTCCAAAAAAGACGGCCATTGTGTAGGATGGATAGTTTGACAACCTAAAGAAGAAGTGGTACCATAACCACCTTTGTGAATATCAATATAAAATGGAGACGCTGCCGTATCTGTGACTTCTTTTGAACTGCCATCACGAATTACCGTAACACGACCATATTGACGCAAAGCTTCGTAAGGATTTTTCATGTTGTGCATTCCTATTTTATAGAGATACACTTCATTTGGTTTCAAAACGGCTATTCCGGTTCTAGCAACTGAAGGATCAGTATTAGCATTAAAAGAAGCCGTTACCGAAGGCGAATCAATAAATAGCGCATCATCATAAATACCACGGTCATTTTTGCCAACTACACCCATTGTATCGGCATAATAGCCACGGATTCCAATAACCAACACGGGAAATTTAACCCTGTCAATATTGAATTTATTTATTTTTTCGTGCAAATCTGCCGATGATAATCTTGGTTTTGAATTTGGGATATTGCTCATAATTATTTTTCAATTATATCAGTTACACTTGTTTTTACTTCTTTGGCACGGCCTAATGCTTTTTTGATTAACGCCCATACATCAAGTCCGGTTGCACTTTCAAAATTTTCTTTGATAGAAACTCCTTCGATAAAAATTAAGAGAATCGCACACATTTTAGTGGCGAAAAACGAGATTGAAAACCATTTTTGAGTAAACTCTGAAAGGATAAAGAAATCAATTACATATAAGCAGATAATACACAATTCATACAACAGCATTTTTGAAATTATTTCGCTTAATCTACGACTGGTTACAAAGTGCCATCCTCTTATTCTTACCGAGCGATAAATCCCAAAAACAGTATCTAGTAAAATGGCAGCGCCTACTGCGATCATTAATCCGGATATTGGAGCGAAAAATAAGCAAGCTCCCGTTAAAATGTATATTAAGTATGTTTTCATGCGTATTTATTTATGTTGTTATTTCCGATTTAAGTAGATTAAAACAGCCACCACTATGATGGCTGTTATTGTTGATATTAGTAAGGATTTCATTAATGACTAACCCAAGCAGTACCGTTATGAAATACAGGGCATTTAACAGAACCTCCACCCGTTAACGTTCCTAGATAAGTAGGAGCTGTTGCGTCTGTAACCATTGCTGTATCTCCTTGCGCCCCTGCTGGGAGTGAGGAAACGGTGTAAGATTTTAAATTAATAACCCCTGTCATTATTATTTTAGGAGCTGTCACAGCGTTAGAAAATAATATAGAACTTGCTCTAATAGATAATGGTAAAAAAGCACCTCCAGCCCTGTTATAAGCAGTCATATAAGCAGTGCCACCTGTGTATTCAAGTTCAAACCCTCCGCTTCCTATTGGAGTAACTAAACCGCCTAAAACTTGCATTCCTCCTTCAATTATTGTCTGGTCTGTTATTCTTGCTGTACCTGACAAGTCAAATTTATAAGTAGTGTTAGTGTTTCCGATACTTAATTTGCCATCCTTGTTTAATCGCATTCTTCTATTAGGAACAGCGTTATTAGTAGGAGTTGTAAAGAAATCCACATAACTGTCAGCGGCTAAACCACCTAAATATATGGCTGATGTTGCTTTTGTTGGAATAGGAATTTCCCCTGTTATAGGGTTATAGTTTGCGGTAACTGCTGTTAGATCGCTCACATTTCCTAAATACCCTTTATTTCCATTTGAGCCAATACTTACTATAGGATTAGGCGAGGAATAACCATTACCTGCTTTTATTACTGTTTGTAACCCATTAGCTATTTGCGTATAACCTAAATTACTAGGGTGTATATTGTCACCGCTGATATCGTTGTAATAAGTGTTTATAGCAAAATTATAAACTGGAAATCCTTTAAATTCAGCAATAACATTGGCTAAAGCAGTATTGCCTAAATCAGTTATCGCTACTGAACTATTTGCAGGAGCTGTTGCGTATCCTGCGGTATTTAAATAAGGAATATCGCTTACGACTACTGGCGCACAAAGTTCAGCAGGTAAAATAGTTCCTAAATAATCGATTCTTGCGGAAGCGGTTTCTGTTGCCGTTATGACTACAGTATGAGAAGCACTTGAAAGACCTGTTATTATAATAGCATTTGGAACTAAACTGTTGTTATTTCCTCCAACTGAAACTCCATCTGTTTTATTTTTTCCTGAGTAAGTAACAGGTGTACCTCCATCAATAGAATAGGTAAAATCACCTCCAAAAGTCGTTACTTCATCTGTTGAAAAAGTACCTATCACTAAATTAGGAGATGTGAAAGTATAACTCAATGTACTCCCACTAGCTCCACTAACTCGAACTAATCCTGATAACGAATTACTTGCTTTATCTCCTATTCCACTAGTTGTTGTCCAATTCCCTGATGCCGTAATGCTTCCTGAGTTTGCTGGAATTGCTGTTTTTAAGAAATTATTAACAATTAATGCCCTAGCGCAAGATTTTAATTTTTCAAATGATTTTGCATTATTTCCGCTATATCTTAAATCATTCAATCCTGCTATAACAATGGAAAAATTTGAATTTCCAAAACTAGACACATTTTGATAAGATTTTACTATAGCTTCTCGCCATCCTGCTCCCGAAACGCCTAAAATATTAGACACTACCGAATTTGCGATTGAAAATAAAGGTGCGTAAGATGTTACAGAACTATTTGTAAAACTGTCACCAAAGAAAAATATGTTTGAATTAGTGAATAATATGGCTTTATCTGAGCTTGCCGTACTGCCTCCACTACTAACTGTAATATCTCCCGAACCTAAAACACTTGTTCCGTTAATGGTTTTTATATTGGTACCGGAAACCAAAACCGCTTGAAATTTTGCCACCGCCCAATCATACAACGCCTTAACGCTTGCGAATTTGGTTGTAGAAAGTTTATCAACTTCTACATCTTGGCTTTTGTTAGCTGTGTCCTCTTTTGCTGATTGTAGGGCAACAATTAAATCACTTAATACTTTTAACTGCCTTGCATCGGCAACCTTTCCGGCAACAATACAATCCAAAGCATTGTAAACATCGGCCGTATTAACTTTTCCGGCCAACAAAGTAACCAAATCCACGCCCTCGGGAAAGGTTGCGAAAACCTGCAGTAACTCATTAACCGTATTAACCAAAGCATCGCCGTCCGGGGTTGTGCCCCCGACAATAGCTTGAACCGCAATTATTTTATCGTTTAACTCTTTTAGGGTGTTACCGTCTATAGGTGCCCCGTCAATTAGTTGGGTAATTAGCCCGTCGGCATACGTTTTCGCCTCGGCTAATTTTGCCGTATCTTGCGTGTCAACATAAGTTAAATCGGCCTTTAACGACAAATCAACCGGCGTTACTGCTACACCTACATAATCCAAAAACCCGGAGTTACCTGTAGTAAATCTGAATTTAAAGTGTGCCGTTTCGTTATTTTTTAAAACTAAATCAACCCCATTTGGAAACCAATATTTAAAATTCCCCGTTCCCCCGTTATGGTTAATCGTTAGGTTTGTTCCGTTTTCATTTTTTAAATAGTGGTCTTTACCGGCGTAAATATATTTCTTGTCTATAGAAATCGAAGCAATCGAAGAAGCCGAAATTACTCTGACATTCGTACTTTCGCTAAAAACACTGAATTGCGCCTTGGCTCCGGATCCTGATAGTTTTGTAAATGTTAATTCTGATTTAGCAACATAAGCATTTCCTGATATTGGAGCTGTTGGCTCTTCAATAACGCCATCAGTAACTACAATCAAAGTTGCCTGAACAGTATCATTTGGCACTGGCTGCGCCACCGGATTACTCACGCTTTCTGTTCCTGCAATTCTTGTAAAAGTGTTTGAAGTATTCAACACAATCAAATCAATACGTTGCATTCCTGTTGCAGCAAAAGGAATATTGATTATAACATCAGCAGGATTGGTGTAAGGAACGCCATTAATGAGCCATTGCCACCCCGTATTCATCGTTAAGTTTTGTCCTACCAACGAGAAACCCGTTTCACTCACTAACTTATCGACATTATCGATTTTAGCTTCGAGATAGTCAAAGTTGGCGTTTATCATTTGTCCTGCTGCGCGTGCCTTGGTGCCTGTTTTATCATTTGGCGCTGCTCCTAAATTTAATTTCTGTATCATAGTTCTTCGTCGAATGTGTCAGTTGTTGAATCAAAGCTTATTACTTCACTGTCGAATGTGAATAAATCATCATCCGGCACTATCATTTCTTCACCTATGGAGGGATATTTATTATTTCCTACTCCTATTCGTTGGATATCAGCCATTATTTATATAATTACACTTTGCGTTAGAACTACAGGCAAATTAGCCACCGTTCCTGTTCCTGAAATAAAAGTGGCTGCATTTATATTTACAGTCGATTTCACCTCACCTGAAGGAGCAGGAACATCGCCATAATAAGCCAGCGTTGTTAAGGTAAAAAACACTTCATCCGTACTAATTAAACCCAAGGTTAACGGAAAAGTATAAACTCCACCGCCGGCACTTTGCGTTTCTATAACCGCACCATTTTTCTGAATCTCATATTTTGCGCTTCCACCGTCTCCAACCGCTTCATTTACCAAAGCACTCAAAGCAATATTTCCAGTTAATTTCAAAATAAAACCAACCGGTAAAGCAGGAGATATATTCAATTTGTATCGAATGTTTTTTTCTTGCGCATAAGCACCTGAATTAGGCAATACTTCAACTAAATCCAAAGTCACGGTATAATCTTTGATTCTAATAATGTTCAGCGAATCTATAGCCGTAGCGCCATCGTTATCCGTGACTTGGATTTGGTACGTATAATAATCTTCCGTAAGGTTTGAAAAGACTGTAGCCAAAGTAAACGGCGTATCGATAATATCGCCAAAACCTCCAAGCGTTTTAGTCCAAACCTGTGAAACGATTGTTCCATCAGGATCATACGCAGTCGCTAAAGCCGAAGCCGTTGTTTGCGTATTAGTCAAATAAATATCATCGCCTGCCAAAACAATTGGCGGTATATTCTCGTCACCAGGAGTCGTAGAACCTGCATCTTTATAATGCGAGCGACCTAAAGTCAAAGTTGTTTTGTTTTCGTCCAAATTCCAGGAGCAATTCAACACCATAAAATCTTTTACATAGACATATTTAAACAAAATAAGATCATTGAATTTTACCGCATTCAAAGCCGTACAGTCAAATTTTTCATGCGCTTCATTAAACATTCTGCGGTAAATATTCGCTACGGTTTTACTATACGAAGTATTTTCTATTTTATAAACAGCATCAGTCCATTGTGTCCAATTCACGCGAGAGGATAAAACATCATCAATTGCATATATTTTTACCGTAAAACTGCCTGAAGTACAAGGAAATTCAGTTTCAATAACCATTTGCTCTAAATCATTGAAGTTGTAAAAAACATTTAAAATATTCACCAAAACATCACCATCGTAAACTGTATATGGATTGTTTTTTATTATTGCAGCGGATTTTAATTGTACTACATAGTAATTTTTTCCATCTAAAGGAGAGTTATACATAATAGGCAGTTCAACTACATTAAAAAAAGAAGTCTGCTCTTTTAATTTATGCAAACGAAACCCTTTTGAAAACCCTGATCTGTCATCTGCATACGTCAATTCAATTTCTTTATCAATAGTGAACTCCCCGTTGATTGTATCTGTTATTTTTTGCTCTTCTTCAAAAGCAATTACTTCAACATTTGCAGATTTAATTTGAATACCTAAAATTTTAGTATCAAATACTTTTCCGGGCGGTGCATACATTCTAAAATCAAATAAACCTTCTTCAGATAATATATGTTCAATCGCTATTTTTGCTTCACCGGATTCACTAAAAATGATTTGCTCCTGGTCAGCAACCGTTCCATTAAAATTGCTGTAAATTACTTCGCCATTAAACACAATTTCGTATTTAAAAGGATTTTTCCATAAATCCATATTTTCAGGATTCGGAACATCAACATTGAATTTTTTTATTTTAAAATCAAACTCAAATTTTACTTTTTGCCCTTTGGAGAAAAATAATTTTTCTTTTAATGAAACCCATTGTGTATCATCCTGCGGATAAGTAGCGGTTAAACTTCCCGTGAAGTAATATTTATTATAAACAATACAATCGTAATCAGGTTTTTCGCAAAACACATACAATCCATTTGCTTTCCAGTCGTTTGCCAATATCACACCTTCTACACCCGTAACAATGGCCCAACCATCGTTTACTTCTTTGCTTAATGTTTTTGGCAGTGAAGGTTCCGTTTTCTTATGTGTAATAGTAATTTCGTTATAAGGTGGAATTATCGTAAACGTAGGCGTTACAAGTGCCGTGATACTTTTTAATAAACGATTATAAACTACCGTACCAGAAAGCGTTCCTGTAGTATTATATACTTTATATGTTACTTGGCGCACTTGTCTGGTGTTTATTCCTTCAATGTACCAGCGATTGTCTGCTTGATAACAAAGGCAAAGCGTATCTTGTAAAAGAGTTTCTAAAATAGAATACGCATCTTGTTTTTTATCTTTATCCAAGAAAGTAGCCGTATCAATATAAATAGTATTCCAATCTTTATTCACGAAGTTTTCAATAGCAGGATTAAAATATAAATCCAATTCTACACCCGTTAAATTTAAGCATTGGCAAAAAATATCAATCAGCGATTTTTCACGCGAATAATATTCCTCAGGAAGGTATTTTCCCTTTAATCTAGGCAAACCATCACTTGCTGTAAAAGAGACGAAGAAACAGCCGTTTTGAAAAGGCTCACTGTATAGATCAGGCAAAATATAACCTTGCCAAATAACGCTATCATTCACACTGTTTTTTACCAATACTTTAAAGCGATGTTCGTCACCGGTAAAGAAGTCAATAAAAGCTGCATCCTTTGCTGTTTTAGTCAGCATATCAAAATTGAACTCACTCGCCACAATAGCCATTCCATCTTTGGTATCGCCACCGTTCCATTTTAATACAATTCCAGACGCAGAAGCATCCTCTAACACTAATTGCGTCAAAGGACTTGTCATGTCTATGATATCAATATAATACGACATTAGCTGGTTCGGTTTTTACGGTTATTAGCACGATCAAAAACAACCAATAAATCAGAACCCGATATTTTAAGACTTGGAATAATTGTAGTCCCACCGCCATTATTCATTGCGCCCCAAATGCGTTTTTGTTGGTCCGTATTAGAAACCATTTCAGCAGAATTTACACGAGCCATAATCTTGTCTCCATAATATGACGTGCCACCAACTATTCCACCATTTGCGAAAGCTTGTGTTTTAGGACCCGCTTTTAATGTGTTATTGAAAACAGCAGACAAAGCCACTAAAGCAACCCCGGCAGCTAATGCTACATAAGGATTTGCAAAAGCTTTCTTAAATGCAATCGAAGCAACTCCCACCGCAATTAATTGCTTTCCTAAATCACCCATGAAATTTGCAATTAAACCTAGCATTCCCGAAAGAATACCGCCAATATTTTGAGTGCCAGAAATCAAACCCCCAATCGCCTCCCCTAAGCCTGTAGCTAAATTAGCAGCGAGATTTTGAACAGCTCCACTTATCATATCCGATAAGTCTATCATAATTGGCTCTAAAGCCGCTTTCGCACCAGATACCGCAGATGTTAAACGCATCATCATTTCTTCCGTAGTTTCAACAGATTTGATTACAGATGAAGGGTCAAAATTTAAAGCTTTCGCCAGTTCTATTCCTGCAATCTTATCATCGGCTGCTTTAATTTGGTCCGCAGTTGTTGCCACCTGATCACGGAACTCTTTTAATTTTGCAATCTCAGCATCATACGCTTCAATTGTTCCTGTAGATAAAGCAGTTGTTCCTAATATTGGTTCAAGAATATCACGCTTTTCTGCTTTTGCTTTTTTTACTTTGGCAGGAGCCACAACATCAGCAACAGGAGCAGCGCCTGTTACCAGTTTTAAATTATCTTTATTTTTATTGTAGATTTCAGTAAGCATTTTTGACTCTGAATCATACTTTGCATTTTTACGATCTAATGCTTCATTTGCAAATTGCAACAAGCGGTTATTTTCTTCGTAAAATGCTTTTTCAGCATCCCAACCTTGCGCAATTGCGTTTTTTCTTTTTTCGTTGTAATCCGCTAATGCTTTTTCACGCTCAAAACCCGCCTTAATTTTATCGGTTTGGTTTTGCTCTAATAAACGGGAAGCCGCACGAGCCGTTGCACCCGCAATTAAAGCCGCATTATATTTCTCTACCGAGATACGTGCCTTATCTGTATTTATATTTTCAAGGGTAAGATTACCAAGATATTCAGGCGAAATTTGATTGATTGCCTGGATTGCTTTTAAGCGATTTGCTTTGGTTTCATTTTCGTTTCGAGCCGTAATCAACAACGATTCTAATTGCGTTTTTTGGTCTACTATAGAAGCAGTTGCTTCATCCATAACCCTTGCGCTCAATTTTTGAGAATCATTTAATTGTACAGTTGCTTTAGTAGCAGTTTCTGTTGCCGTTTTGAATATAAAAAAGGCCGCAGTAACTAATGCCAATCCCGCCAAAATAGGAATAATAGCACCTGAAATAATAGCGAATCCCGCCACTACCGAAGGGATTATGGAAAGTATTGCGCCAATACCCAAAAGCAAAGGACCAATAACTGCCACTAACCCGGCAACTACAACAATAACAGTTTTAGTGCCATCAGATAATTTACTGAAAGCTTTTATTTTTTCATTGATTGCCGTAATTACTTTGGTAAACAAAGGCAAAATAACAGCTCCAAGTTGTTGTCCTACTTGTTTTAAGGACTCCGTAAATATTCTGGATTGATTGGCCGCACCGCCTTGCGTACGTGTAAAATCGCCTTGTGCGTTCTTCGTAACCGATAAAATATAATTATAACGCAATTGCACTTTTTCGGCTTGCGTCATTGTTTCGTAGGTTTTTTTAATACCTGAGTTTAAAGCAAATTGCTTCAAATTAACTTCAGTCATTACGATACCTAATTTCTTAAGCGATTCTGTTTCACCAGTAAAAATGGCAGATATTGCCGTGTTCGCAATATCAATAGAGATATTTTTGAACGATGCTAAATCCCCTGCTAAACCAACTAGAGAAGTTGACATTTTAGCCGCTTGACCCGTAGTCAAACCCATAGAAGTACCCATGTCACCATAAGCAGCCGCCATATCAAGCGCAGTGCCTTCAGCGATACCAAAACTTTCTAAAGATGTTTTTGCAAACTCTTTAACCTGGATTGAAGATGATTTAAAAGAAACATCTACTTTATTTAAAGACTCATTGTAATCACTGGCAAATTTTATTGCGGCTGCACCTGCTGCAAGAATTGGCAACGTCACAAAAGCCGACATAGAACGGCCTATTTTTTGGAACTGTTGACCGGCTCTATCAATTTGGCGTAACGAGTTTTGCATCTCAGTAGAGAAGCCTTTTAAATCTGCCGTAAATTTGATGTTGATACTCGCTAAACTTGCCATTGTAGTACTTATTGCGGTTGAGTAAAAGTACTTTTAGAGCTTGTTTTGGTTTAGGATAGTTTTTCCTTTTGTTTGCATAAAAAAAGCCACTAAATTTCTTCAGTGGCTTTTTTTTATATTTTTTTTTAGTTTTAATCTAGCAGTTGCTCCTGCAATTATAAGTCACTTTATCAGCGATTAATTTATAATCTTTATTCAGCTTTTCTTTATAATGTATTTTATTTATCGAAAGCTTTTCAGAAAACCATCCTACATCATCCAGCGGATTAATCAATAAAGGTTCGTGATTAAAATAAAATAATTTAGTTTCAGAAATGGTTTTCCTAAAACTCGCAATATCATAAGACACCGCTTTTAAGCTTGCTACATTTACAACTGTTGCAGGAATAGCATATTCCATAGTAACGATTGTTTTTTGCTTTTGTTCCGGATGGGTTGTAGTTCCCAGTACCGTAAAGCTAATCATCCCGATTAGCAAAATTAAGAACGATTTAATCAAGCGCATTATTTTTTTTATTTTCTTCCCGTTGTCTGTAAAACTCTTCTACTTTTTCGATTTCTTCCAGTAGTAAAGCATTATCTTCTTCGGTGAATTCTTTTTGATTGTCCGTTTCCCACGGAAATTCCAGTATTTGGTTTTCTTTTAGGTTTTTAGAATTAGGCGCTAAACTTGCCCACATTATTTTTCTGGTCATCATCCAGCGTTCCCGGCTTAGATTATCCTGCCGTTTGCGAAAGCCGTTTACGGTGTTTGCAAATTCACGAGGTGTCAGTCTATAGAAATAATCTAGGTTTAAATTAAGTTGTCCTAAAGCCAGTTCTTCCAGCGCATCCCAATCAGGATCTACAGGTTCTTTTTCGCTCCTTTCGTCGGAGCTTTCGGCTTTCCCGAAGTTTTCGCTTCTTCCGGTTGTGGTAACGATTTTATAAATTCCTTCATTACAACAGCTACTATCCCTAGCATTGCTTTTGTATCTTCCAGGAACAGGTCATCGAGTTCGTCCTTTGTGATGGTTTCCGTGTTTTCTACATTGGCTTGCACACACGCAATCACAATTCCGTTGATCACATCTATTTGCTCAAACGAAATATTATCAGTCATTCCTTCAAATGCAGAAAAGATTTTTTGTTGCACGCCCATTAATGTAGGAACTTCCCAAAACTCACCCAAAATTCTAAAAACCTTCAAGCCAAATTTCAGCTTAAAGGTTTTGTTTTTAATTTTTATACTTACTTCGCTCATCTTAAACGACTAATGCTTTTGTAAGATTTCCGTTTCCTTTAAAAGAGAAAGATCCTGTTACAGAATTTCCTACTTCGGCAGTAATATCAGAACTTTCGATATACACTTTTCCGGAAAGGATAAAGTTTCCTGTTGCACCATCCGTGAATTCAATGTCGATTTCAGTTCCTGCCAATTGTAAAGTGACAATATCCATAAAATCAGATTGTGTTGAACTCGTAGGTTTATTTGCTACCAAAGCTTCGGCAGAAATATTCCAAGCGTAATTCGACGGCGTTGATACTGTACCATCAGTATCTTTGGTTGCAATTTCTTCCAGTTTTGTCGAGATAGACAATTTGCAAGAAGTTGCATGGTAAAGCGTTTTGTCGTTATAGGACAACCGCACGTTTTTTCCTTTGTAAATTTGACCTGCACTCATACTTTCTAATTTGTATTTAGATTAATAATTCCTACGAACGAAAAGCTATCTTCGATAAAATCGATAGTTGCATTTTGCCATTCGTAATTTTCGTTTTCTTCAATAATTATTTTCATTGCATCGGTAAACGTGACGCACTTTGCATATTCATTTGGTCCAAACCAAAAATAGAGCTGTATCGTTGCAGCGGTTCCATCTTTGCTTAATGCCGTTTGCTCATTAATTCGATAGGTGGCAAAAGGAAAATCAGTTTTCTCCGGAGCCACAATAGGGAAGATTTTAATTCCCATTTTATCGGTAAAATCGCTATGCGTGCTTAGAAATAAAACTAAGGCTTCCGATATTTTTAACATACTAACTCAATTTATCGATTCTACGTTGAATGAATACTGCCATTTTGCGTTCAGCATCAGCGGTTACACCACTTTTTGTTGACTCATACGCTTTTGCCAAGAAAGGATTTGCAGTTGTTCTACGAATTGCAGCGTGACTGTTTGCTCCCGCCTTATGCTTTCTTTTGAATCCTTTAGAATACACATTGATTCCATCGTGAACAAAATGCGCATACCATCCTTTATTCACTCCTTTTGCTCTGGCACCCACGTAAATTGTTGGATTAGAACCTTTACCAGTAATATTTCCTAGCGATTTTTTAAGATTACCAGGATTAATTACTACACCGCGTGCCGTATGCTTTCTTTTAGCTACAGGCGCTAAAACTCGCGCAGCATTCAGTGTTGGTTTTGCAATTTGGCGCAGGATAAGAAGCATTTCTGTTTTCTTATCTTTATCCGAAGCCAGAAGCTCAATTTTACGCTTCAACTCTTCAAAACCTGTTACGGTAATTCCTAAAGTGCTATTCATAATCTTTTACTAAAAGTTTCAGGAATTGTTTGCGACCTACTTCCATAGCGTGATAGATATTGAATTTTTGTCCGTTATCGATTACTACTAATTCAGAAGCTCGCATTCTAATCATTGGATTGTACCGTATCATGTAAAAACGGTTGATAATGTGACGCACACTGCCTTCAACATCTTCACTGCCTGACAAGTCATTCATTTGGGCAAACGGCTCAAAAATCACATTAGGAGCCACCTCCATTTCTCCGGTAGAGTTTTGCGTTTTTACTAACTCTGCAATTTGAATTTTGCGGTCCAGTTGCCCTATGAATGGTGTTTTTTCCATGATTAATATTTTTTATACGGACGCAAAAGAGACATGGCAGCGGTTGCAATAACCTCAGTTCTATCTTCACGGCGTTCGTACATATCGCCTACTTGCAATAAAATAGCTTGTTGCACGGGTTTAGGTGTTTTTGCTGTTGCATTCCCCACTTTCACAATTACGGTCACTGCATCAAACCTATCGGCTATTTGCGGTGCCGCTTCTTTGAATCGAAGAGCAAACACTTTAGGACCTGAAGTCGTCAGACTATAATTTACAGGTAACATTTCTGTTAATAATTCGCTTCCCAACGGATAGTATTCTACAGAAGTCACGCTTTGTAACGGAAATGCTTCGAAAACTAGTGGAGAGTCGAAAGCATTCATTTTTATAGTCATATCTTTCTCCAAAATATGGCCACCAATAAAGTTTTCTGAAGCTTCAATTGCTGCGCTAATGTAACTTTCAATCAGATCATCTTCTTCCGTGAAAGAAGCTTCTATACGAAGGTGTTTTTTAGCTCTGGCCAAAGAAACTATTACGATTTCCTCATTAGGTTCGAATTGCACATCTGTTACCATAGGTTTTTATTTTACGAATTCAGCGTAACCGGATTCAACAATTGCTGTTGCTTGGGCTACGTTCATTTCAATTTCTGCTCCCGGATCATGCGGTAAAAGAAACTTTCCCGCCAAAGGAAGCAATACTCTTATTTTTATAAGCTCCTGAGTTTCCTCAGGAGCGTTATTTTTCTTTGCCATCTTTTACGGATTAAGCAGTTAAGAATTTACTAACCGCAAACGCTTTAGGATTTGCAATTTGCATATCAGCGTGCGTGTTCAATGTCAAACGAACTGCATCTGCTAAATCAGCAGAATATGGATTCACTTTAATGTTGATTGCTCCCCATTGACCAATTGTCATTTGAGAGAAATCTCCATAAATAAGCGGGAAGTTTGCCCCAGATGCTAAAGCCGGAACTAAAGAAGTTGCTACCGCTTTGTAACCATCTAACATACCATCTTTGAATGCAAAAATTCCTGATCCTGCATCTACTTTTAATTGCTTCAAAATTGCTTTCAATTTTGGAGACATTAAATATCCTAATGAATCTTCAGTAGCATCATTACTTTCGATTAAAGCCTGAAGCTCTAAAACCAAAGCATAAGTTGCAGAAGCAGAAGCTACTGTTGCAGAAGTCAATACACCTGCGTAAGACAACAATCCTGTTGGAGCAGCTCCACCCGCACCATTAATTGCAGCGCCTTCTAACAATTGAGAAAATCCATTTCTCAAACCATTCATAATCATTGATTCAACATCAACAGATGATTGCATCAATAAACGGTTAGAAATATCTACAGCTCCACCGGCTCTTTTAGGAGACAAAGAAGGACCTGCATATTGTTTTTTCTGAGGTGTTAAAGAAGCACCTTCAGCAAGGAATTCCATTGCGAAATCAGAATTTACAATCAAGGGAATATCACCACCAGATAAATTAGTAAGAAATTTAGCTCCTAATGCTTCCAAAAATAATTTTGGACGGAAATTATCAACAATTACCGGAGCGCCATTTTGTACCAAAGCACCACCATACGCACCAGCATCTTGCGAAACGGTTTGTTGTGTTGCTCTCATCATTGATAATGGAAGAGAAAACCCAGTGTCAGTATCAGTTGATACTCCTGCTGCACGGCTTTCAGCTAATCCCATTTCATTCACTTCTTTCTCAACACCATCCATTTTTTGACCTGGATGCGCTAAACGAATTGCACGAACAATAGAGAAACGTTTTGCAATTGCATCTTTCTCTTTTTGCTCTCCACCATCAGCACCTTCACCCGCTACACGAACTGCACCGGAACTAGCCAAACGCAAATCATTAGCTTCGATTTTCAACCATCTTTCAACGGAAGCATCTAGTGCATCAATTTCATTTTGTGAAGCATCAAAAGAAGCGTTTTCTTCATTTGACATATCACGGTTTTCTGTTTTAGCTTTCGCTACTAAAGTTCTTTGCGCTTCCAGTTTTGCGGTACGCTCCAACTTTAATTCATCGGATTTTTTCATTTTTTGTATGAATTTTGATTAATAATTAATTGAGCCTCACGTACTGTGCGCTTTCTATCTTCTGGCTGTTCGATAACAACCGGTATTTCTTTTATCATTTCAGCACGAAGCTCTTCGATAGTTTTCACTTCTCTTTTTAATGCTTCAGGATTAGATCCCATTGTCACAATGGACCATTCCAATAATTCAGAACTATCGAAATAAAGAACGTCTCTTATTTCGCCTGCTTTTTCATCGCCCCAATGCGCTGTTTTTGGGTTCGCTCCAACAGATGCCATTCTAAGCGTTCCCGCCTGCACTTTTTGCCATACTTTTTCGGCCAAAGGATTAATATCAGCACTTTCGAAACGAACAATTGCAATCAGTTGATTGTCCTGTATTCTTAATTCAGAAGTTCCTAATATCATATCAGGATTATCAGAATTAGATTTATGCTGGTAACAAACAATCGGGTTTTCGTTGTAGCGTTTCAGGTCCCAACCATTCATTTTAAAAACAGTTCCATACGTGTCAACTGCTTCAGTAGAAATTACAAATTCAGCCTCACGGTTTTCTTTGTTTTGGTCTGTCAAAGCGCGAACAACGGCTTCACGGATTACTGTTTTATTTACTGCTATTTCCATTTGATTGCTGTTTTATAATTTCATTTGCCATTGATAAAGCCTGCATATTTACCGGCTGTAATATTTCATCTAATCCATCTATAGGATTCATATCTTCATACGCTCTCGCTTCATTTCTTGTGATTACGCCTGCATATACCATTGCTGTGAAGTAGTTTTTACGCGCTTCGAGATCACCTCTTAAAAGTGATTTTTCATTGAACTTGATATATAAAGTGGATTGCTCTTTAGTAGTAAATACTTTTTTAGAAAGTTCCTGTTCCATGCGGATTATCCATGGTAAAATTGAATCCTGAACATGCTCAATAGATTGTTGCTGTATGTTTGAATAATTAGCATTACCTAATTCTTTCAACTTATGCGGTGCAATATTCAACCAGCGACATACTTCAAGAACTCCGGCGCGATTAGTTTCCAAAAATTGCGCTTCAGCAGGAGAAATAGAGATTGGTTTGTATTTCATTCCACCATCCAGCATAGGCACTTTGAACTTACTGGCGCCACTCATTTTAGTAGAAAAACTATCTTCAATAACTTTTTTATTATTTGGAGTTACCTCTAAATCACTTTCGATAACTCCATAACCCAAACCACGATCTTTATATACTTCTTGTTGGTATATTTGGGAATCAATAGAAATTCCTAATTGCTTTGCAGCAAAAACGATTACAGAAACCCCTACAATTCCATCAAATGAAAAGTGCTTAAAATGAAGCATTTCTTCTGAAGGAATCATTTCGCCTTTGTACTTGTAAAATAGTTTGTTGTTTATTTTGAAAACATCAACAGGAGCGTCACCTAAATAAATAAACTCGGTAACTTTTGCGGTGTTTTTATTGCGGATTATACGCGAATAAGCATTCCCCTGAGTGATGACTGCAACGACATTAACCTTCCAGAAATCGAAAGCAGTCATCATTTCATTAGGAGATTGCGATATAAGATAATTTACGGGATGCTCAGAAAAGTCTAAGCGGTCCTTTCCTACTTTTTGCTTTACATTTTTAGGCAGTTTAGCTATATCATTAGAAAGCTGCTCTACTCCATTGTAGAATGCCGACAAAGTAAATGCCGTTCTACTGTTTGCCATAGTTCCTTTACTGTCACCACCAAATAAACCACCAAAACCAAAGAAGGAAACCCCTCCTTTTTCTTCGGTACTTCTCGTTGCAAACATTTGATTAAAAGCCTGATCTAATGACATGGTTTATTAATTTTCCATGTAAAAGTATAGCGATGTAGAAAGGTGGTTTAGGATAGTTTTTCCTTTTAATTTGTATGTATAAAAAAACCCGATTTAAATAATCGGGTTTCTATTTATTCTATACACATGATTTATTTTATAGAGATATGTTTTATAAGTCATGTAGTTGCCTTTTGGAACGTTTAATTGATAGGCTTTTGTCACGTTTCCGTTTGTGCGAAGTAATGCTTTTTCGATTAATCGCTTTTCATGATATGCCAGGTTTAAGGTTTCCATTCTTTTTATTTTAAGAAAAAGGAAATTATTAACAGTCCAATTATTGCACCACAACCGGCACCAAATGCGTAGGTTACTTTTTGCTTAATTGTTGATATTGCTACTTTAGAAACATTGAAGGCCCATAATAAGCTGATCAAAAAAGAGACGATAAAAACACCAATGTAAATCCCTTTCGAGATTAACATTGTGTTGATGGCCACTAAGCCAATTTGAAAGAAGGATTGCAAAAATATTTTCATATATTAAAATTTATAATACCATTCGTCTTTTAGTTTTTCGAAGGTGTATTTTAGTTTTCCAACGGCAACTGTTACTGTGATTGGTTGGTAGGTTTTAGGCATTGGCAACAATCTTATTGCTTTAGCCAGGTTAACGGCTTTTAGATTTTCACTCATTTTTTAGTTTTTAATTTTGGTTACTTCAGATTTTATATAGAAAAATCCTGTGGCTAATTCGATTAAGATTAATAGAATTACTAGTGAGTAGCGCACGCAATTTGCATCTATAAATTGGAGCTCAAAAAGTGCGCTGGTGGCAAATGCCAGGATAAATGTAACGATGATTATTTTTAAGATTTTCATTTTTTATTTTTGCTTTTTGAATTGATAACTTACCGCTTTTTTGAAAGAGTCATGGTCTGCGTATCGATACTGGCCAAAGAGTTCGTAATATTGTTCGTTAATGCTTTCGAAAGCGGCTGCATTTGTTTTGTGGTTTTTACATTCGAGAAAATATTCCTTAAAAAAACCTTCACGAGTTGCCAGTTTTTTCATTTTCTCATTTTGTACTTTTAATTTTTCTATTTCAATTTGGTTTGCAATTTCTAAAGGACTCATATATGGGTTTTTTGATTAGCGGTAAATGTTAGATTTTTTTTTACTATTTATTTTACGGTTTCCCTCATTTTAGGATTTTAAATATAAATATCATCTGGATTCATTTCTTTGCTGTATTTTGATTGTTCCTCTTTTGGCGAAAGCGAACCACCCAAAGCCATGATTGCAGCAATAATTCCATCGATACGTTTCCCGTTTGCGTGCGATTTTCCTTTTGATATTCGGATATTTTCGTTGTGGTCCTCGATGGTTACACAACCGGAAAGCATCCATTCCATTACCGGGTTTCCATCATGTTTGATTTTGCCTTCGAAAACCAGTTTTTCAAACATTTTAGTAGGATGCGAAAAATTAGAAATGGTTTGCGAGAAATCAGAAACTTCATATCCTTGCTCCACCAGGTGATTAATGATTGAATTCGAATTCCAACGGTCACGCTCAATTCTTTTTATTCCGAAAATATGGTAGTTTTTATAGATGTAATCTTCAATCACATCATAATCAACTACGTTTCCGGGTGTTGCATAGAGATAACCCGCATCACGCCAATAACGATATGGAACCTGATCTTCTTTGGACCTTTTGTCGATGGTGTCTTCAGGACAAAATAAAAACGGTTTTATGTAGCGAATATTTTCTTCATCTGGCTCAGATATTAACACAAAAGCGGTAATATCTGTAGTGGTAGATAAATCCAGTCCGGCATAAGAACCAAACTTTTTGAATTTATTGATATCTACTTCAAGTTTTGGAAGCTTTTTATCTCTGCCAAAATTGATGTCGTTTTGTTTCCAGATATCGGAAGGAATCCAAACATTGTCACCATCCACCCACATATTCAGGGATTTTGTCTTGAAATTTGGAATTTTTGACGGTTGGTTTTTGGCTTTTATAAACTCCCGGCGCATAAAATCCATTAACGTACTGTTGAATCGTACGTTTGGATTTGCTTTCTCCCAGTTGTTTTCGTCTTCCCAATCATCGTCAGCATCCATTTGGTGAATCATAATAAGCGTATGATTGTCCTCATTTAAACCTAAAAGAATGTCTTTATAGGAATCTTCGGCAAGCTTGCAAGCCGATTTTAAGTTGAATCCTGCGGTGGTAATAATATAAACCAACGGATTGTCACGCGCTCCCATTGCCGACTCCAAAACCTCACGAACGCTATCATCCTTATGCGCATGGTATTCATCGACCAAAGCCAAAGAGGGATTTAAACCATCGAGCGTTTTACTGTCACCGCCCAAAAATCGAAATACTCCTGAAGTATGCGAAAAACGGATTTCACGCTGTGTATTGCGAAAACCAAGCGTGCGAAGCAGTAACGATTTTTCGACAAAGGCGAAAGCCTGTTCCCAAAGCGTTTTTGCTTGCGCTTCTTTAGTTGCTCCTACATAAATTTCAGGACCTTCTTCGCCATCTAATGCCTGACAATACAAACCCAATCCAGCAAGCTGTGTTGTTTTTCCATTTTTACGCGCTACGGCTTCATAAATAAAATTGATTCGGCGCAGTTTAGTTTCCACATTTACCCAAGCAAAGATGTTGTAGATGGTAAATTGTTGGTATGGAGAAAGTTCGAAAGGCGTTTTGGTTTTCGCCATTGGCCCTTTGGTATGCGTCAGGAATTTAGGGAAGAAACTAATGGCGAATATTCCCTGATTGTGGTCCAAAAGATAACCATCCTGATCCGCAGTTTCTATCCAATTAAAAAAACGCTGTGCCGATAATTTTATCCAGTTCCCGGTAACTAATTTCCCATCAATTACGTCCTGAGCGTATTGAAAAGGAACAGAAGATTTCATTTGTGGTGTGATTTGCATTGAACTGATTTTGGTTTGTTATTTTAATTTTGGTTGTTACTTTTGTGACGAAAAATCCTAAAAAGACTCATATATGCGTTCTTTTATTTTAAAATATAACTGCAATTTTATTGCGTGTTAGAAAAAAACGAAATCTATTTTATTAAATCTGTTGGTAAAAAACTCAGAGAGAAACGATTGTCTAAAAAACTTTCTCAGGCGATGTTGTCTTATGATGCTAATATTCCTAAAAGCCAAATAGGACGCATCGAACGTGGCGAGATTAATACTACAATTGGCACTTTATTTAAAATTTGCAACGCCTTAGAAATTGATTTAAAGGAGTTGATTTCGTAAACTATGTTTTACACTGGTAAATTAAGCTTTGAAAGCATTGCCGTTGAAACATGGCAATAAACTTCAGTTGTTTTTACATTGGAATGACCAAGATGTTTTTGTATGTATCTCAAATCAGTACCGGCTTCCAGAAGCGCAGTTGCATTCGAATGTCGGAGCAGGTGCATATGGTATTCTTTGCCGATATACTTTTTTACCAACTGGTTGCAGCTTGTGGATGAATACTGCAAATCAAACTGACCGTTGAATAAATATTCTTTAGGCTGGTACTCTATAAAATAAATACGCAATAAATCTAAAACTTTCTGACTCAAAGGAACAATCCGGTCTTTGTTCCCTTTTGAATTCCGAATAAAAATAATCATCCTTTTGCTGTCGATATCCGAGATTAAAAGATTAATTACTTCAGATACTCGCATTCCTGTGGAATAAGTCATTGTAAGCAATGCCTTGTGTTTACTATTGGTTATTTTATCCAATTGACCAAGTAAAAATTCCTTTTCAATTATTTTAGGTAATTTCTTTTCACTTCTTGGGTATTCAATATACTTGAATTTCATTGGTTGCTTGATCACCATTTTATAAAATAACTTCAAAGCCGAAATGCTATGAGCCATCGCGTTCCTGGTCTTAAATTGTGATAACCATTTTTTTATGGATGCTTCATTAATTTTTGATGGTTCCGTGAATGTTTCTTGATAGTGCTTAAGAAATGAATAAACTTGAAAAGAATAGTTTTTTATTGTATTATCAGCGTAACCTTTCAAGTCTAACTCATTCCGGTATAACTCGATGTACTTAGGAATTTCCATTTGTTAAGTATTTATTTTATTGGTGTTTACACATTTTTAGCACATATAGTAGTTAGCAAACAGTTTTAGAAACCTTTGTCGCTTCTATAATATATTCTTCTAAAAGTGATTGAGTTTTTGAAATATAGTATCTATTATTCCATTTAAAACAATATTCTGTCCTTTCTTCTCCTTGAAA